TTAACCGACGCATATAATTTTGCAATGAAAGATTTATCCGCAGCAATAAGTTCATTATCAGAAGCACAAAGAAAAAAGATATTTAACGAAGGTAAGTGTTTTATGAATTTGGAAGTTATATGGCCAACTTCCGTAAATGTAATTCCTTATGGTCAGGCATTATTGGTTTTCCATAATACAGTTTGTTATGATGAAAAAGGAACGGCAACAGGAGCAGATGGAGGAGCAGCGGGAACTTTAGCAGGAATGATTAAACAAGTGAATGCGGATGTTCAATCAAAATATACGATTCAGGGCCCACCAATAACATCAATACCAAAATCGGATGATTTAAGTGCAAAGCAAGGTAAATATTTGTCAAAACTTAAAAAATTACAATCAGAATTTGGATTGGGTGATTCGGATAATGTTGCAGATTATCATCAAAGTTGGTGGGATTGGTGGATTACATCAAACGCACCTATTAAAGTGGATAAACTTACAAAAGAATCATTGATTAGAAGATGGGCATTTGGTGATAAAGGATTTAGACTTAATACAATATCAAATTTAGAATTACAAAAGTGGGCAATTCAAAATGATAAAGTAAATGTTGCAAAACAACAAAAAGACAATATCAAACCATTTGAAGAAATATTTTTAGGAGTGGGTGCAGATGTTTTAGAATTCGTTGGTAGTGTATTAACCGTTCATCCTGAAAAAGCAATTAGAGCAATGAAACAAAAATTTGTATCGGTTGCATCTCAAGTTAGAAATGGTGGTGACCCATCTAAAATATCCAAATTAAAACAAGAATTATCAAGATTAAATCAATTAGGTGGAATAGATAAAATTGTAGCAAGTGAGGGTTTAGTATTCTTTTATAATGGTAAAACATACAAACTTACAGGTACGTTTGCACCATTGAATCAGATACTTGGTATTTTTTACTCTTAATTTGATATATATTATAATAATAAACAGTTACAAAAAGTAAGATTAGTATGGCAAAAAGAAAAAGTTTTGATGAAAAAACAAAAGGGATGCACAAATCCCGTAAACTCATCATAGACACAGTTTTTGGAAGAGAAGATAATACTCAAAGAGTATTTGGTTATGAAAAGGAAACCGAAACAAAAAGAGAAGTTGGTGAAAGGTGGACTGATAGTGACGGAAAGGAGTGGGAACAAAAAGAAGGATTTAAAATAGCAGTTTCTCAAATGGATGATGTGAGGGAATTTTTACAAAAAATGAACACATGTCATGGAGTAGATTGTAAAACGGATAAATATAGTCTTGCGGATAAAAAATTGATTCGTAGAACTGGATTATGTATTGTTTGTTTAGCTAAACAAGAAAGAGAACTTCAACAAGATGGAACATATCCATTTTATGAAGATTATAAAATAACTTTAAATAAACTATCATATGTTAGAGATATGAAAGTTAAAATGGAAGAAAGTTTAGCAGGAATAAGAACACATTTTGAAACTATTACCGAAGATGGTAAATTAGAAACGTGGGAATGGAAAGTGGATATAGACCAAGTTAAAAAAGATTTGAAAAAAGATATTGATGGAGCTTACGATGCTATTGAAGCATTAATAGAACGTAAGTTAGCATTAGAAAGTAAGTTACGAGAATTAAATCACCCAGAATTGATAAAAAATTAATTATGAAAAAATTATTAAACATTAAGAACATTGCAATTGCAGTTTTGATTGCAATTATTTTATTAGAGTATTTTAACCCAGGTGGTAAAATGCCAGGAAGAACAATCCGTATTGAAGGAAAAAAATACGAAGTTATTAAACACGAAATTGATACAGTTGATATCGTAAAAACAAAAGTAGTAACTAAAAAAGGTGAGGATATCTATCATGAAACAATTGTAGAAAAAGAAGTCCTAATTCCAGCAGTAGTTGATACTATGGCTTTATTAAAAGATTATTATTCAAAAGTGTTGTACAAAGATACATTAGTTTTACCTGATTCATTGGGTACAGTTTCTTTATTAGATACTATTTCACAAAACAAAATATTTGGTAGAACTTTCAACGCAAGTGTTAAACAAAGAACTATCAAAGAAACTCTTATTGTTAAAGAATTACCAAAAACACAAGTATATTATGGTTTAACTGGTGGATTTAACAAAGCCGATGTGGTTTCAAATGTTGGTGCAGGACTATTAATTAAAACCAAAAAAGATAAAATCTATAATTTAGGTGTTGGTGTTTCTAATAGAGTAACCGATGGAACTAACGGAACATTGTCTCCATATATTGGTGGTGGTGTTTATTGGAAGATTAAATTCAAAAAATAATGGGAGTTCAAGGGCAACCTAAGAAATCATTAAAAGAGATAATAGCTGAAGAGTATCGCAAGTGTGCGTTAGACCCAATTTACTTTATGAAAAAGTATTGTGTCATTCAGCATCCGGTGAGAGGAAAAATACCCTTTCACCTTTATCCTTTCCAGGAAGATTGTTTAACAGACTTTAAAGAAAATCGTTTTAACATTATTCTAAAATCTCGTCAGTTGGGTCTATCGACCTTATCTGCGGGGTTTATTTTATGGAAGATGTTATTCAACCAAGACTTCAATGCATTGGTAATCGCAACGAAAGTGACCGTAGCTAAGAATCTGGTAGAGAAGGTAAGAGTTATGCACGACTTACTTCCTATTTGGTTAAGAGATGGTGGTAGTAGTTCAGTAGAAGATAATAAACTTTCCCTTAAATTAAAAAATGGTTCACAAGTAAAAGCAATCGCAAGTTCTCCCGACGCAGGTCGTTCGGAAGCATTGTCATTGTTGGTTGTGGATGAAGCAGCATTTATTAGAGATATTGATGAAATTTGGTTATCGGCACAATCAACTCTATCAACGGGTGGTTCTGCAATTGTATTGTCTACCCCAAATGGTATTGGTAACTGGTTCCATAAAATGTGGGTAGATGGTGAAAGTGGAACAAATGGTTTCAATTGTATTAATTTACATTGGACGGTTCACCCTGAAAGAAATCAAACTTGGAGAGATGAACAAACACGTATTTTGGGAGTTAAAGGTGCAGCACAGGAATGTGATTGTGACTTTGTTGGTTCTGGTGATACGGTAATTGAACCCGCATTACTCACATGGTATAAAGATACCTATGTTATGGAACCAATTGAAAAAGCAGGTTTTGACGGAAATTATTGGAAATGGGAACATCCAAATTATAATAGAGCATATATGGTAGTTGCCGATGTCGCTAGAGGTGACGGAGCCGATTATTCTACATTCCAAATTATTGATATTGAGGATAGTTCACAAGTAGCAGAATATAGAGGTAAAATTGATACAAGAGATTTTGGATATTTTCTAACGGCGGTTGCAACCGAATGGAACAATGCACTTTTAGTAATTGAAAATTCAAATGTAGGTTGGGCATGTATTCAAGCCGTTATTGATAGAGGATATGGAAACTTATTTTATATGAGTAATGACTTAAAGTATATAGATGTTGAAAAACAAATGTCTAACAAATATTATAGAGATGAAAAACAAATGGTAGCAGGATTTTCCACTACAACTAAAACAAGACCACTTATCATTTCAGCATTGGATACCTATATGACAAGTAAAGATATTCTTATTCGTTCTAATAGATTAATAGATGAGTTATTTACATTTATTTGGAGTGCCGGTAGAGCAGAAGCTATGAAAGGATATAACGATGACCTTACAATGGCAATGGCAATAGGACTATGGGTTCGTAATACTGCACTTCGTTTAAAGCAAGAAGGTATTGATTTAACAAAAAATATGTTGAATTCAACTCAAATAAACAAATATGAAGGATTGATAACAACCAATCATTTAAAACAAAATCCATATGAAATGGAAATAGGTAAAGGTGAGATTGAAAACTTAACTTGGTTACTTCGTTAATTTTTATATATTTATATGTTGAAACTCTTATAGATGAACGAAGATTTAAATAAATGGTTTAAAGAAAAATGGGTAAACATCGGCAAAAAGGTTGATGGTAAACACCCACCATGTGGAACTTCGGGAGAAAAAAAAGGTTATGCTAAATGTGTTCCTGCTGCAAAAGCTGCCGGAATGAGTAAGAAAGAGAAAGAAAGTGCAACTAGAAGAAAAAGAGATGCACAAAACGATGCTGGTAGAGGTGGTAAAGATAGTGGTGGACAAGGTAAAAAACCCATATATGTTTCTACTAAACCAAAAAATGAAGATTGGAGTGAGAAATATAAAAATAGTATAGATTGTAATAATCCAAAAGGTTTCTCTCAAAAAGCACATTGTGCAGGAAAGAAAAAAAATGAAACTATGAATATAGAAGAAAAACTAAATTTATTTTTAGAAAAAAATTGTCCAACTGATGCGGGTAAATGGGCAGCATCTAAAGCAGCCGCAAAATCTAAATTTACAGTATATCCATCAGCCTATGCAAACGGATGGGCTGCAAAAAACTACAAATCAAAAGGTGGTGGCTGGACTACTTGTAGTGAAAATGTAGAATTGAATGAAGCTTGTTGGGATGGATACAAAGCAGTTGGTGGTAAAATGAAAAATGGTAAGATGGTACCAAATTGTGTACCTGTAAAAGAAAATGATGAAACTATGAAACTAATAAATTTGATTCCTGGTAAAAATGTAAAAAAAGAAGATATAGATAGTGACGATGATGTAAACTACGGAAGAGTTGAACCTGAAGAATATGACGTTGAAGATGAGGATATGGAAGATTTTATTTCATTTATGAGAAGTTATTCAAAAGAATTGAATGAAGGTGGTTGTCCATGTTTATTTGAAGCGGAATATCAAGGTAGAGAGGTTAAGTTAGGTAAACCAATGGCAGGTGATGTTAAGAAATTTAAAGTATATGTAAAGAACCCAGCTGGTAATGTAGTAAAGGTAAACTTTGGACATGGTGGAACATCCGCAGCATCCAAAGGTGAGAAAACGATGAGAATAAGAAAGTCTAATCCCAAAGCGAGAAAATCTTTTAGAGCAAGACATAATTGTGATAGTCCAGGACCAAGACACAAGGCAAGATATTGGAGTTGTAGAAAGTGGTAATTTGGAAAATTGAAAAATTTTTCATATATTTAGAAAAATAGAATTATATTAAAATGGCAGATAAAACAATATTCGGTAGGTTACAAAAATTATTTTCAACAAGTACAATTGTTCGTAAAACGCAACAAGGTGTTAAAGTCATAGATACGGATGAATATCAAAATATGACTACCAACCTAGTTGACCGATTTATGAAAATGAGAGTTACAAACTATGGTACAGGTCAAGTTGAATCATCAATGGCATACCAACAAGTTAGAATTGACTTGTTTAGAGATTACGATTCAATGGACATGGACCCGATTTTACATGCTGCATTGAATACATACGCAGATGAAACTACTGCCAGAAATGAAATGGGTAATGTATTAAAAATACATCACGAAGACGATAACATCAAACAAATTTTAGAAAACTTATTTTACGACATTCTTAATGTAGAATTCAACCTATGGCCATGGACAAGAAACTTGGTTAAATATGGTGATTTTTATTTACAATTAGAAATGGCCGAAGAAATTGGTATTGTGAATGTACTTCCAATGTCTACTTACGAAATGAGTAGAATCGAAGGATTCGACCAAGAAAATCCACAAAGAGTTAAATTTGTGTACGCACCATATCAAAACCCTTACAATGCAGTAGGACAAACCGCAAAGAAAGAATATGAGAACTATGAGATTGCTCACTTCCGTTTAAATAATGATTCTAACTTCTTACCTTATGGTAAATCAATGTTAGAAGGTGGTAGAAGAGTTTGGAAACAATTAATGTTGATGGAAGATGCAATGTTGATTCATAGAGTAATGAGAGCTCCTGAAAAGAGAATTTTCAAAGTGGATGTTGGTAATATTCCACCAAACGAAGTGGATAACTACATGCAAAAAATTATCAATGGTTCTAAAAAAGTTCCATTTATAGATGAAAGAACGGGTGAGTACAATTTGAAATATAATATGCAAAACTTAATTGAAGATTATTATATGCCAGTTCGTGGTAGTGATAATGGCACTTCAATTGATACTTTGAAAGGATTGGAATATAATATGACTGATGACCTTAACTACTTAAAAGGTAAGTTGATGGCAGCATTACAGATTCCAAAAGCATATTTAGGATACGAAGAAGATACAAATGGTAAAGCGACGCTTGCAGCAATGGATGTTAGATTTGCAAAAACAATTGCTTGAATACAAAGAGTTATCATTTCCGAATTAACAAAGATTGCAATTATACATTTATATGCACAAGGTATAGATGACGATAGATTAACTAATTTTACATTAGAATTAACTATTCCATCAAAAATATACGAACAAGAGAAAATTGAATTGTATACTTCTAAAGTTCAATTGATTACATCAATGCAACAAACCAAAATGTTCTCCAAAGAGTGGATGTATCAGGCTATTATGGGATTAGCTAAAGATGAACAAGATGATTTAACATTACAAGTGTTAGAAGATACAAAACAACAATTCCGTTTAACATCAATTGAAACACAAGGTGTTGACCCTGCAAAGGAAACCGGAACCGACGGCCCTACAAATATAGAAGAAGAATTGAATAAATTAAAAACCGAATTAGAAGAAGATAATGTAGGTAGACCAAAAGACCCTGTTAGATATGGACATGATGACCATCCAGACGGCAGAGACCCATTGGGAATAAAGACGCTTAAATCAAAAGAAGGCTCCGTTAAAAAATACGTTCCAAAAAATTCATATTTAGAGATATTTAAAGATATGAATGGTAATAAAAAAAAGATTTTAACAGAGAATTTAGATAAAGAGTAGTATTCTCATAGAAAAATATATTTATATCTGACAAATTATACAAATTGATGAAAAAAATAAAGCATTCAAAGTTTAAAAATACTGGATTTATATTTGAATTATTAGTAAGGCAAATTACTTCGGAAATCATGTCTGCTAATAAATCCGTTGCTGAAAAAATATTAAAAGAACATTTTAATTCTAAAAAAGAATTATCTAAAGAATTGAAATTGTATCAATATCTTATTAACGAAAAATATAATTCAGAAAGCAAAGCTGAACAATTTATCAATACGATATTAGAAGCTCGTAAAAAATTAGATGAAACGAAACTTACAAGAGAAAAATACAATCTTGTAAAAGAAATTAAAGAAACATATAATTTGGATGAATTTATAAAATCTCCAATTTCTAATTATAAAACTTTAGCAAGTATTTATAAAATATTTGAAACAGTTACAAGTGATGAACAATTTGACCCAACGGATGTAGTATCATCCCGTTTTACTATTGCAGAAAATATTATCAATTCTTCTATCCAAAATAAAGATGCAAAAATCAAAGATATGGTTTTGGAAGAATATAGAAAGCAAGATGAAGATTTAAGAGCAGTATCTTATAAATTATTAATAGAATCATTTAATAACAAATATAAAAATCTTACTAATGAACAAAAATCATTATTAAGAGAATATATTAATAATATCAACAATACTGGTAAATTAAATGAATATGTTTCAAATGAAGTAACTAATTTAGTTAATAATTTAAAAGAAGTTGGTTCAAAAATTTCTGACAAAGTTACAAAAATCAAATTAGCAGAAACAATTTCAAATATTAAAAAAATTAAATCTGTTAAAAAGATTAAAGAACAGCATTTGTCAGCAATGATGATGACTTATGAATTATTAAGTGAATTAAAACAATCGTTAAAAAAATAAAAAATGACAAATTATAGAATTTTCAAAGTTAGTACATTCACATCGGGTAGTTCCGTTACTAAAATAGGTAGACATGATACGACTGGGAATTATGATAAAGCTTGGGGTATATTG